TAAGCTTCATTCCATATGAATCAGTATTGGCTCTTGTAAGATCAGTTAAATCACCGTATACAATACCATCTCTAAACGTAAGGTAAAGTTTATTTGTATCCGTAGCAATTACACTGCCCTTAATCAAGGAAGTAATAGCAGATTGAGTAAGACTAAATTTACCATCAAAGTTTAAAGCTTTTAATTTTTCTATATTAATTTTAGGTAACGAAATAATGTTATCCTCATAAAGATGATATTTAAACCGAATAGCAGATGACGAGTATCCGATATTATTAGATTCAAGATTAAACTCTATTTCTTGTTCCTCAATACAAGCAAGAATTCTACAAAACTTTTTAATGTCTGGTACATTAAGCGTTTTTGTAATATTAATCTTATCATCGTTATACTGCGCACTAACAATAATAGTATTATCACTTGTTGCAATTAAGGAGGTAATCTGACCAGGTTTTACAATTAAAACAGCAGACTCTGCCACCTTACTAATTGGCAACAAAAAATTATTAAGAAATTTTTCCCTATCAGTAATATTAAGAATCATCTTTTTAAGATTAGATTAAATTTACTCTTAATCAACTGCATTAAAGAGATATTGTTGCGGAAGCACGATTCTTTTTTTTAAGGGTCTCAATACTTGCAACAATATTTTCCTGACTTTCGATAATTAATTTTAATTTCTTTTCAATAGATTCAAGTTTATTAAAAATACTTTCAGTATAAGGACTAGTATTAAAATTAAGTTCTAATTGATTAGGATCTGTAGGAGGAACAGTTGTTACTACTTGTGATGCAGTAACAACTGTATTACCTTGAAGTGATGCAAGAGACGGTATAACTACCGGTCCTGCCTGTACTGAAGTGGGGGCTATAACAGAAACTGGAGCTAAAGCTGGAGCCGGCGCTGGTGCGGGCTGAGGTGCCGATCCTTGAGGAATAGAGTTAAGCATTGCATTAGGGTCTAAGGACCCAGCAATTGGCTTAAGACTACTTACAATATTCTTATCAAGCTCTTTCATTTCCCCAAGATTCTGTCCGAGGAACTGTAAGGCAAGCAGCTTAGCCTCATCACCACTTACATCTCTAATAACATCCATTAGTCTTCAAGTCCCTTAAGGAGCTCATTAATTGAATCATCGTCAATACTAGTCGACGCTGATACAGTTGGCTTAGCTGGAGCAGGTACTGGTTTAGCTGCAACGGGTGCTGGCTTTGAAACAACTTCTGTTGCTTCAGCTACATCGGCTGTACAATGATAGTGCTCATTAAGCATCTCAACAAGCTCATCATAACTCTTAGCTGTGACATATGTCTCAAGATCATTAATGCCGTTATATATCTCTTCATATGAGTCAGGGCTCAAGCCATTAATTGCGCTAGGTAGAGCAAACTTAGATGAAACAAACGTTGGATACTCACCTTGCTTTTCAACCTTAATACGAAGGTTGCAACCATTTGGAGAAAGATCAAAGATACGCGGACCAAAGTCAACGGAATCATCACCTTCAATAGCATCCATAATAATCTTATTAAGCTGTCGTCCAAAACGAAGAACCTTAATAGTACCGTTATTTTCAGGTGTTACAGGATCATTAACAACATAAACATTAACAAACCAATTCTCTTTACGGTTAAGAGCCTTTGACTTCTCCTTCTCTTCCTCAGAGCCATTACGACGAATACTAAAAAACGTCTCAGAAATTGGATCGCGCTGACCCCAAGTTGCTGGGCTCGTACAAGTTACAAAACGACCAGTAGAAAAACTATTCCAACCGTATGAAAAATAATTAAAGAATGTCTTACTTGTTTCTTTAATATTTGGAAGAAGACGTACAACGTACGTGTTTCCTGGTGTAGTTTTAAGAATATCCTTATACTTTACATTAGTAGCGGTATTCTCGTTAGTTTTTGTAAGAGCAGACTTAATGCTGTCAAACATGGATGATGTGAATGCGGTATTCATAATTTAGTTTAATATAGTTTGTATTTTTTGTTTAGTCAAGTTTTATTTTGTTATTTTGTTATTTTGTTTATACCAAGTTCTATAAACTTTCGTGCTTTAATTGAATTAAAGTATTTGGTTCTTAGTGTCGGTATATTATTTACTAGGTCTTCTCCCAATATAAATGCAAGAATTTCAGAATCAACTGACTTAAATGCTTTTTCAAAAAGAATAAAACCAAATAGACAATAAACATTTATTCTATGTTCCTTTAAGTGCAATAAGAATGAAAACATGTTATTTGTTTTATGATTAATATATTCATCTACAGAGATATTATTATCTTTACAGAAGTTTGAAATAAATCTCAATGACTGTTGTATATTTTCAAGCTGTTCCTGGCTATCAGGGCTCATCATTAAAAGTTTTTGTTGATACAGCATATAAGCTTTAGTTGCTTTAAGTGTAGTATAATAATCTAAATCAAAATACTTTTCATCTGAATACACTTTATACGGTGCATTAAAAAACTCTTCAATTTTAATATGTTTAAATTTATTAAAAAATATAGAAAGTTTTTTAAGATTATTGATATCTATATCTTTCATCTTACTAAAGTCCTTTCTAAGTTTATACGGCAAGTTATTTGCCGTTCTAGCTGACTTTAAAAAATTATTATAGATATATTGTTCAAATTTTGAAACATCAATATCTAAATCAGGCATTACTAAATTGTAACATATCCCTTATCATTATTCAATGGTGAACCTTTTGAATTAAGATATTTCATAATGTATTTACTTTTATGTAGGCTTGGATCGAATTTTAAAAAGATTTGAACAGCTGCGTAATCAGTTTCAGCATCACAGTAAACTTTGAATAAATCTCTAAGCGTTTTGTTTTGCAGAAAAACTAAAAACACATTTGCAAGATTCATTTTCTTTGTATACATCAAAGCTACTAAAGAACAAAATGACAGAAATAAATGCTCTGCCTCATATTCTGTTATTGTACAATCGTCTGGTAAATCTTTCATTGATGTGGATAATAACTAATTATCCATACAGTACTTCAAAATCAATGTTTTATAGTGAAAGACTTGCGAGTGTACTTGTTGTAGAGCTCAAAGCCTGTGTATCATTAACGTGTTCATCTTCTGTTAATGTTAAGGTTGAGTAGTCAATACGTAATACACAACTACCAAAATTAGGTCCAAAACGATTTTTCATAAAACCCATTTTGATGACTCCTAGCTCACGATCAGTTACTTCCTGCCATATACTTAAAATTACGTCTGCCGTCATAGCAAGACCCATACTCTCAGAGATTGTATTCATTCCAGGATCTGAAGTAGAGAATCCTGAGCGATTTAACTGAGTAGCTGAGATAATTGGACAATTAAAGACATAAGATAGAGCACGAAGTTGCTCTGTAATCTTTTTAATCTTTTCATAGCTATTATTGCCATCTTGAATAGTAAACAAATTTACATAGTCAACAACAATAGCATCAAATTTATACCCTTGAGTTAACAACTTTTTAATGTAAGCCTGAAGATAACTAATAGTAATAGTCGATGGTGGGAATTCCTTAATAAGAATCTTTGCATTAGGATTTGATGATGCGTGATTCTCAAGACTATGTTTTAACGTTGTAGTATCTGACTTAATTCTACTAAGAGGAATTTTAGTAATGTTTGAAGACAGACGTTGAGCGTAAATTAACTCTGGCATTTCAAGAGTTACTAATAGAACACTCTTTCCCTGATTAGCTATATTAATTGCAACATTACCTAAGAAGATACTCTTACCAATATTTGTCTCACCGGTAAACAAATATAATGATCTACCCGACTCTAAAAAACCTCCGTTTATTCTCTCATCTAGCCAATCCCAACCAGTAGGAATATAACTTACTTCTGAATTTAAATTATCAACAAGTACATCTACATCCTTTAGCAAATCATGACCTACATTTGTAGTAAGTGAAACATTACATGCTTTTTCAAACTTTTCTAAAATAGTAGATGTATTAACCTGATTTTTATTCAAGTCATCAACAACATCCATCATTGTATGAAAAACGGCTTTTTCTTTTAAGAACGTTTCTGTATTTTGAGATAGCTCATCAGCATTTAAATTCTTATCAATATCTGTAAATGTACCAACAACTTTCTTAAAAGAATTTTTAAGTTCTGAAGTAGTAAGATATGTCTTAATCTCTGTTAGTGTTGGACATGTTCCGCGATTAGAAAAAAAATCTCTAATAATACTAAAGATACTTTTTATATCATCATTCTTAAAATATTTTGGATCTACATAATCAACAATTGATGAAAGGTATGTTTCATCAGTTAGAGATTTATAAACAATTACTGTTTCAAAGTAATCTAGATCCAGTTTCGACATGCAATAATAATACTATCTTATGCTATTAATAGCTAGCATATTCTTTTAGAAATTGTGTTTGATTCTTTACGAATGTTTTATCTTCAAAAGATCGTAATCCAGGAGATGCATGAATGAGATGAATAGGAGCTACACCAATTTTAAGTTTCTTCTTATTAGCATCCAAACAACTTGAAATATCGTAATGATGAAACGTATAATTTTCATTAAACTTCCATCCTGCTTCTTTAACTTTCTTAACATTAACTGACATAAAGACACCGTCAATAATAGCTACTCTTGCCGGTGTAGGTCCAAAAGGAGTTACCATCGACATTCCATCGTGAAGATGTGCTACAGCTCCGTGAAGAGTACCACCTCCAAAACCACCACACATTATATGCCAGAGAACCGGAGTTTGAATTTTACAATTATTACCACCTGCAACTCCTACTATATCATATTTTTCATGATACTTTTCAAGTTTTGCTTCCAGCATTGCATCATCAAAATAAACATCATCATGACAGAAAGCAATATAATCATAATTGTGATTTGAATATAAAAATTCATTATACCTTTTGCTAAGACCTTCTTTATTATTTTTATAAAGATGTACAGTAATTGGATTCTTAATATATTCGTTAATTACATCAACACTATGTTTAAGTATAGGTGTTAAATTGTCTTTTACACAGGAGAATATGGCAATGTTACTCATAAAACAAAAAACGGTGAATTATTCTGAAATCCGCCAATAGAAGTAAGTCCTTCCTTAGTCATCAAATATAAAACACCTTCATCTAGGGATTTAAACTTTTTATAAGGCAGGGAGGAAAAAGAATTACTAAGAAAATCTGCATATATTGTACTACCAGAACGTGCAAGATATACATTATTTGAAAGCTTATTATAAATCCAAAGACCAAATATGCCTTCAAGTTTAGAGAGTACAGTACATAATGCTGATACTTCATCCTGATTAGTATCAGTTTCTTGACTTAAGAGAGCAGGTATTACAGAAGAATCTACTTCATTATAGGGTACACCCTTTTTAAGGGTTTTCTTTAGAGCTTTATCATTAGTTAAAACTCCGTTATGAGCTACTACCCATGTACCACATACAAAGGGATGAGATGTTTCAGGTTCAAATGTACGAACTGAACTTGTAGGAGCTTGTGTATGTCCGAGATAGTAATAAAAATCTTTTGGTTTAAGACCAATCTTGTTATCTGTTACTTTCATCTCATCATGCAAGTCTGCTATTCCTTCAATATACATTCGAGCATCATAATCTGAGCTTAAAAATAACCCACCGTAAGCAAAACTACCTCGGTCTTTACATTGATCGTAAATATCTGTAAATTCCTTAAAATTATTAGATCCAAAAATAGCACACATTTCATTAATATTATACTATAGAGAATAAATAATTCAAGCATATGAATCGTGATACTCAACTTATTTTTGAAGCTTATAGAAAGAGACAATTAGAACTTTTAACAGAGAGGGATATTGGTGCAGAGTTTGGACCATCATTAGGTGCAGTTTCCTCAGGTATTTCAGAGCGTGAGAAAAGTGCTGATACATATATTTTTAAACTTCTTAAATCTAAGAATCCTGATAAATCACATGATGAAATTGTTAAAATGGTTGTTGAGCCATTATATAATGCAATTTTCATTGATAATAAATTTTCAGCTGAAGGATCACATAAAGATCAATTAGCTAAATTACAAACAGCTTTGGAGAATGAATTAGCTAAATCTTATCCAAAAGCTCAATCAAGTTATACTGCTAGAATTATTAAAAACTTTTTGACCCCTGTTGTTAAGATTTTAGACGCTGAAGCAGGTGATATTGAAGGTGGTAAAGAAGCAGTAAATGCGGTTAAGCAAGCTGTTACAAAAGCAGCAGCTAAGAATGAAGTAAAAGCACCAGAAGGAGAAGTTGCTGCTGCTGTTAAGGCACCAGCTTTAACTACATTTACAACAAGCGGTATATATGAAGTAAAAACTTCAGATGAAGTTCAAAAAGAAGGTATTAAATTACCTGAAGATTTGGATAGAATTTTTACACGCTTGCAAGGATTAGAAGGACGCGACGATGTTACAGGTTCTGAACTAATTGAAGAATTAAAAAATCGTGGAACAGAACCGACAAAAATTACACGATTCCTTAGTGATCTTGTTCGTGCTGGTGTAATTATTAAGCCTGTAAATGTAGCAGGTCCATCTTCAGATGAGGGTGTAGCAGGTAGTGATAAGTATCAAGACCGAGAGGAAATGGAAAAGCATAGAGGTGCCGGAGATTCAACATTACGTGTTAAGCAGTCACCATTTAAGGGAACTGCTGGTGACAGTATGTTTGGTTAAACTTTACCTAGTAAATGATCCCAGGGAATAAGCCTGGAATACTTAACAGGATCTTCAATACCTGCATCGATAAATCCCTTAAGACGGAGAGCACATGCTGTACATTCTCCGCATGCTTCCTCTAAACCTTCATAACAGGTCCAAGTATTAGCAAAATCAACACCGAGAGAAATACCAAGTTCAATAATTTCTTTCTTTGACTTATCAATAAGAGGTGCTTCAATAGTAATTTTATTTCTGCGATTGAGAGCATTTACATTATTAATGGCTGTAAGAAATTCTGGTGAACCATCCCAATAACCAGCTACTGAGTCAGCTTGAGCAGCTCCATGATAAACTGTATCAGCGCCTACTCCTTCAGCAAATGATGATGCAATACTCAATAACATCATATTTCTAAACGGTACATAATTTACCGTTTGTGGGTCACCCATTACATCCTTAGCTTTAGCTACATCAATATTACGATCAAGAAGAGATGATGTTTTAATCAAATTAAAGAACGGAAGTTCAACTACAGTATTAAAATGTATATTCTCATCTGTATCTTTATCTCTAATTGCCTCAATCTGCTTTTCAGCACACTCTAGTTCTTTAATATGCCTTTGACCGTAATCAAAGGAAATAGCATATACGTTCTTAAAATTAGCAGCAGCATAGTGAAGAAGGACAGTTGAATCCATCCCTCCACTAATTGGAACTACTACCTTATTCTTCTTCTGTTGTGATGGCTTCTTCGACATGATCTTCATTCATATTATTATACTTGTAATCGTCTGCAAGCTTTTTATCGAGCTCAGGGATAATAAAGTCCTCAAAGAATGAGATATCTTTTACAAAATTCTTAGCATAACCAAGCTTGTCACCCTTCTTATACTTACCGCAGTCCATACCAACAACATAGGTAGAACCCGTTTGTTCGATAATCCCGCGTGCTGTAGCCATCTGAAGAAGACCACTGTATTTGTTAAGTCCTGACTTAAACGAAAGGTACATTTCAGCCTCAAGGAATGGAGGTACAAAGCGGTTCTTAACCGTAAGAGCTCTAATTGTTGTACCAGAATACTTGTTAGCTTCTGCAAGCTTATCTGTATTAATAGCACCCGAATCACCTTCACCTTCTTTTTCATTTCTCTTAGCAAGCTGAACCAAAATACTAGCCATA